TAAATATATGTATCAATATATGGCATTGGGAGAGAGTGGCGTCGTTCGAGGTAAAAAACTTTTACTAGGAGCGAAGGAAGATGTTCAATATTCTTATGAAATTTTATGTAAAGACTGGGGTTTAAGGGTAAATATTAATACACCTTGGGACATAGCTCTTCAAAAGATTTCAGAATATGAGCGTATCTATATTAAACAGATACTAAATAGCGGGCATGATTTAGATAAAGAAGCTAGTATAAAACTATCTACAATTCATGGAGCAAAAGGTGGAGAAAGTGAGAATGTAATTCTCTTTTCTGATATCTCAAAACGTATCAGTGACAACATGTGGATTAATAGAGATGATGAGCGACGGGTATTCTACGTTGGATTAACAAGAGCTAAGAACAATCTTTATATTATCCCTTCAACAACAACTTACGAATTTGAGGAGATACTAAGATGATATTTGAACAACAAATGGATCTACTAAAAAAGAATAATAAACCAGAATGGTCACAAAAAAATTTTCCAGACCCCAAGAATATTGAAACAATAGCTATTGACTTAGAAACACATGACCCTGAAATTAAAAACCTGGGTGGTGGATGGGCAACGAACAAAGGTTTTGTTGTAGGTATTGCTATTTCGATTGAAGGCTTTGATGCTTACTTCCCTATTGCTCATGAGTATGGGGGAAATGTAGATGAAAACGCTTTAAAAAACTGGCTACGAGATGTTTTTAAAAGAGATCCGATTGTTGTTATGCATAATGCAGTCTACGATTTAGGTTGGCTTCGTCGTTGGGGAGTCGAGTGTAATGTATCTAAAGTTTACGATACAATGATTGCAGCTCCGTTAATTGATGAAAATAGATTTAGTTATAAATTAGATCATCTAGCAAAAGACTACCTGGGCGAAAGAAAGCAAGGCAATATACTAGAAGATTTTGGAAAAGAATATGGGTTTCGAGCAATTGAAAACATGCACAAGGTTCCTGTGGAGTATGCCGGTATTTACGCAGAACAAGACACAAGACTCACGCTTAAGCTTTGGGAATTTTTAAGAGTAGAAATACAGAAACAAAACCTAACAGACATCTTTAATTTAGAAACAGATTTACTTAGATTGTTATTAGAGATGAGATGGAAAGGTGTTCGTATCGATTTAGAGAGAGCGAGTGATGTTAAAAAATTTTTTATTACAGAAGAAGAAAAAATCTATCAATCAATAAAGGCAGGCACAGGCATAGATTTTGGAGCAAAAGATATATGGACGGCTACCAATATTGCTAAAGTATTTGATAAGTTGGGTGAGAAATATTTTCTAACGGAGAAGTCTGGCCAACCTCAATTTCAGAAATTCTTTTTAGAGGAACACGAGAATCCTTTGATTAAGTCTATTGCTAAAGCAAGAGAATATAATAAAGCTCATACTACTTTTGTTGATACCTTAACCAAGCATCAAGTTGATGGTCGTATTCATGCGGAGATTAATCAGTTAAAAGGAGAGGTAGGAGGAACGGTCAGTGGGCGGTTGTCCATGAACAATCCAAACTTACAACAGGTTCCTTCTCGTGATCAATTAATTGGTCCTATGATTCGTTCTATTTTTGTACCAGAAGAGGGAGAACAGTGGGCATCTTTAGATTATTCTCAGCAAGAACCTAGACTCCTCGTACATTATGCCAAAAAACACGGTTTAGAGGGCGCTGACACTATGATTAAGTTCTTTCGTGAGGATAAGGACTTCCATCAAGTAACTGCTGATATGGCCGGTATTTCCAGGAAAGAAGCTAAGACAATTGGCCTGGGCCTCATGTATGGTATGGGCGTAAAAAGATTAGCAGAGTCTTTAGAGATACCTGAAGATCAAGCTAGAGCTTTGAAAGAAAAATATAATACAAATGTAAGTTTTTTAAATAATATTATTGTTCGTGCTACACGATACACAGAACAAAATGGATATATAAATACTTTATTAGGTAGAAAATGTCGTTTTGATCTATGGGAAAATAAAGATTTCTATGACAAAAGGATGATGTCTGAGGAGAATGCAAAGAAAACTTGGGCATGGAATGAGATAAAAAGAGCAGGCACTTATCGTGCATTGAATAGATTAATACAAGGTTCAGCGGCAGATCAAACTAAAAAAGCCATGTTAGATTTGTGGAATAAGACGGGGGTCGTTCCTCTAATTCAAATACATGACGAACTCAATGTCTCGGTAGCTAACCAGACCCAGGCGAAAGAGATACAAGAGATTATGGAGACTGCCGTTGAACTAAATGTTCCTGTTAAAGCAGAAGCAAAACTAGGTAAAAACTGGGGAGAAATAGATAAATGAGGATAACATATTTGGATGGTAAATTAAGATTAAGTCTTACAAAAGAAGAGTGTCAACGAGCTTATGACAATATAGGTAAGCCTATTGAACTACCAATTGGTCAATTAAAAATGTTAAAAGAAGATGTACATGATGCGGATATGGCTTACTGGTCTAAAGTAGAAGTATTTAACGCTATAAAAGAACATCAGATATTTCAAAAAAGCACAAGTAAAAACAAAAAATAGCATTATATTCTCCACGAAATAACAAGGAGATAATAATGTTTAACTTAACTAAAAGATCAATGAATCACTTCCTAAACTTCTTTAAACCAAAAGAAGATAAGGACGAACAAATTAAAGAGTTTTGTCAAGCTGAATACAAACACGATTGGTTTGCAGCTTATATGACCTTTAAACAAGAAGGTCGCTTTCCTAATTTTATTAGAAGAACTTTGTAAGAAAAGGGGCTTACGCCCCTATTCTTATTTTTTTAATTCAGTTGTATACTTCTTACCGTTCCAGGTAAAAGTTTTATCGCCTTTATTTCTAAAGTGTCTGAAAGCTTCTCCAAATGAAACACCACCCTTGGATACACCAACGTTAAATTTCTTTTGAGGTGATCCGCTTGGTGAAGAAGAACTTGATGAGCCCCCAGATTTACCAGACATTCCTGCCTTAGAAGATCCTGGAGAAGATGCTTTAGGTTTATTTTTACCACCTGTGGTGACAATATTAGAACCAGCACCTTTGTTCTTTTCACGTTCTTTCTTTGCTTTATCAGCAATCATTTCTTCTTTAGACATGATTGTCTTTTTGACATCACGATCTTTAAAGAATTTACTTTTCTTCTCTCCCTCTTCCCACTTTTTGGTCTTTTTATTATAGTATTTAGGCATATCGTACTCCTTATGTATTAGCTACTATTTCGGCTAGAGCTTCGCAGCGTACGGGAGTTTGAGAATGCCACCTGGAATTTTTCATCTCATCCGCAGCGGTCTTCCACTGACCCTTGTCTAAAGCCTGCCACATCTTATTAAATTTTCCAGTACCTGTTTTTCCAAGCTGAAAAATCATTTCAACAATAACATGTTCAATATGTTTAGGCAAACGCTTAGTCCCTAACTTTTCTCCAATTAGTTGTTCTGCATGAGCGCAAGCCCTGTTTAAATCAACCATAAATAAGTCTTCTATTTCATCTGCTGAAAGCTCTTCTTCTCTAGGCAGATAGCCTCCCGCTCCATCAGAAATTAAATACTTTTCTATTTCATGGTCTCTGATCAAATGGCCAATGGCAATCGTCCATTTTCCTAGGGTATCTTGATAGGCATGTGCTCTTGTACCCTCATGGTCACGCACCCTAGCCTTCAATTCATCAGTTATTTTAATCATCATATACCCCAATATTCTTCATGTTCATCTTTATTATTACCTTTCTTAAAAAGTTTTAAGTAGAGACTTTTTACCAACTCTATTGTTCTTTTAATCATTATTATTTTTGGATAATATACTATCTTCTTAAAGATACAATACCGCCATAGCGTTTTTGTTGTATATCGGATAGTTTTTCTTCTATTGATCGGTTGTCTGTGAACTGTTGTTTGGCTTGAGCTAAAGCTTGTTCATGAGATAAAGGGTTTTCTTTTGAAACTAGCATATCATAAGTGGCTCTTTGAGTTGCGTTAAGACTGGCTAAATCTAAAGTTTTACCTTGAGCTTCTTCTTCAACTTCTTGGTTTACTTGATTCCAAGTATAAGGAGCTTTCTCTTTTCCTAGATTAAATGTTTCTTGTTTAATATCAGACTTATTGCTAATAACATTTTTTTTAAGCATATCTAAAGTATCTTTACTTTGTTGAACTGCTTTGTTGTATAAATTACTTACTATATCTTTTGCAGCACCAAAGAAACCTATATTGCCTTGAGAAATTCTATCCCCTAAAGCAGAGCCAATACTTCTAATTCCATAACCAATATCTCCTAACACTTCTCTTGGAGTTGGACCGTATTTAAATGCTAAGTCTTGAGTGTATTGAGATAAGCTTGTCGGAGCCCCAGGTTTCATTTGATAAAGGTTAGTGCCTGGTTGTTGATAGGTATATTGATCTTTAAATTCGTCTAGTAATCTAGCTTGAGTTCCTCTTCTTTCTAATCTTTCAGTAGGAACAAATCTATCTCCAAAATATTTTTCTCTTGTAGCAGCAGGACCATAGGGTTGAAGTTGTTTGTAAGATTCAACACGGCTTTGAGGAGCAATAGAACGAATGCCTCCAGGTTGACCTGTATTACTCATACTAGCGTAGGATTTCTTCCCCGCAGATATAATCCTATCCATTTCTTTGTCGGTATACTTAGCCATTTTAATCTACTCCTGCAATCAATCTTTCAGTCGGATCCGTTAAGGTTCCTTGTCTAAATCTAACATCTACATTCTGATTTGTCGAGGATTGTTGTCCTGTAACCCCAGAGAAATCAAACTCTTTTTCTGTCGTTGGTTGTGTTTGTTGATTAAAAGAAGGGCTTTCTTTTAGGTAAAAAGACTCAGGTATTTCTATATCAAAATCTAATGATTCATTCATACTTTTACCTACGTTCTTACTATAAATTTCTGTCATCTTTTCATAAGCTTTGAAGATAGAAGGATCAACAGGTCTTCCAAGTTCTTTAGCTAGTTTACGATAGTTATCTAAGAAAGTTG